AGATGTTGTGGGAGCAGTGGCCCCTGCAAGCAAAGCAAACGACCGACTTACCGTGGATGCTGATACGTATGAGTTATTAGAAGAACTATTTGCGGAGATGGTGCAAGTTCCTGTTTGACTAGCCAACACCGTCACCGTTGCAGTTGAAGTTCCACCACTATCAGTTGACGAGCCAACGGTGCATTTGCCTGTAGTGCTGGATGTAAAAGTAACCGACAGTCCAGAAGTGGCAGTGGCTGAGACAGTAAATGTCTGGTTTGACGAAGAGGTAACTATGTCGGCAGGCTGAGCGAAGGTAATAGTGTTTGCGCTGGCTACAGATATTGCCGAGTCAATATACATTGACGCACCAAGGACTTGGCCGCCCGTTGCGTCATAGGAACCATTAACGAACCTAAATCTGTAATAACCAGTAGATGGGACTATGCCACTAGACGTAACCCAACCTTGGTTTTGCCCACGTCCATATGAAACTAAAGTTGAAGTAGCACTAGAGCCATAGTCGTATGAGTTCCCACTCGCAGAAACCTCAACTAAGTATCCGTATGCTTCGTAGTCATCACCACCACCAGCGGCGGCCCAGTCAAAAGAAATTGATTGATTTGCCGTAGCAGGAAACGGCTCGGTCCATATTTCTGGTCCAAACGCCGAACCGTATGTTCCATGATTATTACAAGTATTGGCATAGGAAATAGTGCCAGAAGAGAAGAGACGAATTACTCCACTACGTCCACCATATGTTTCTCCTGTAGATGTTGAGTAGGACAGGTTCTGGGTAGTCGCTTCTTGGCCTTCGTACAACTGCTGTTCTCGCGTGTAGTCCTTGTCGGTTACATAGGAGTAGGAACTATTGGATGCGGAGTCGGTGCCGGTCATCGTGTATGGACCAATCCCCTGCTTGCCCAGAACCTTGCATTGGGTTCTGCTTGCCAACGAACCTAGGGTTACTTTTGCCGCCGCAGTTGACTCAAAAACAGGCGACAATGCCTGAACTGGCGAAGAAAAGCCAAAAATCGATACCAGTAAAAGGAATACCGAAGGAACAGCCATGATGGCTGCAGGCTTATTTATGCGACTGTGCCTACCAAACATTTAGCCTCCAGAAAAAATACCTCTAATTCTAGCATTTTTTGGAGTTTAAAAATAAGTAAACAATTTTAAATAGCTCTGTCCGCTATGTTCCTTTGCTCAACAGCTACTAGTTTGCCTTCATGCTTTGCCTGCACGTCTTTTCTGACCCAAGTCATTCCGTATGTTGTGTCAAGGTTCTCAGCGCCTTCTCTGCGCAAAAGTCTCTCAGCCATGGATTGAAATGTTGGGTCGTCGCTCAGGTTCAGGTAAGCGTTGTGCGACCATGGCAAATCATAGAATGCCGGAGCATTAACAAGAAGCGCTCCTGCAGTATTCCAGTGCTCTTCAATTCTTGGCTCTTGGTTAATGATTGGACCAGATAGGCAGTATGCAGGAACATCTACACCAACTAACGGCCTGTTTACTTCGAGCATTTTTTCAATAGCGTTGCTATCAAGAGACATGTCAGAATCTATGTAAAGAACAGCAGAGTAATTAACTACTCCGTAATTCAATTCCGTGCAATCTTCACCCCAGTGATGACCGCTTGTCACTCTGTTTCTTTGAGCGAATTCTCTTATTAAGTTTCTTCCAGTTTCTATGCGAATCCATCTATTTCCGGAATCCACCTTGGCCTGCATGTCGTTTATTGAATATGTCCAATAATCTCCATTAACCTCACGCAGTGCTTCAATCACTTCTGCAAAAGGCTCTATCCCTCTGTTGTCAATTTCAAACGCAGAAAACCACTTTACGTTTGGGAACTTGCGAGATATCTCGACTCTGTCAGATAGCCAGTTCAGGTGCTCTTTGGCATCGCACTTCCAGGCAACAAGTGGAGTTCCAATTACAAAATGCTTTTCGTAGTCGATTGGCTTGAATACTGGGGAATCAGGCGTCTTGACTTGTTGTTTATTTAGTACGCCAACAAAGTCTGAACATACACCTGAAAATCTTGTTTTCCAACTTGAATCAATTTCCCACCATGAACGCTCTGGCAGGACATTTATGCATTTGTTTGAAGTTGATTTTTTCCCAGGATAAGCCCAAACATAACCTCTACTTGTAATCGTGTAATCGTCTGTATTGTGAAAAAAACAGTGCAATTCATAATGCAGTGAAAAGCTAAGTGCTTCTGGGTTTTTACAATGCACCCATATTTGATTGATTCTATCGATTAGCCATTCTTTTGGGACTTGGTACTGGGGTTCGTCATGACCAAGGAATAGACCAGACTCATTAACCCACAAATCAACTTCTACATCAAAACCATCTGCAATTGCTTGTTCAATATAGTCTGGGCGATTCTCAAGTTCAGGTTTTGGTCCTGTTGTGTTGCCTCTGTGAGAGATGTAAATCACTTTTCAACCTGAACCCATATCCAGTTTTTGTGATTATCCCCAGGGCCAGTTGGTCTTATGTCTGATTTGTAATTAGTAAAACCAATTTTTCCGACAAGGTCATCGAATAACGTCTGTTCATCCTGGATGCTTACGTCTGAATGTCCGTTTGTGCTGCCAGCGTCGTAGTTATTGTCATAGTACCCAGCTGTTGGGATTTCGCCTTTGCCGCCATAACCCATCTGAAAACAGAGTTTTCCGCCCGGCTTGAGGACTCTGTAAATATCAGTCAAAATGTCAAATCTAATTTTATGAACGCAAATATGCTGAAAGCAAATTACAGCAAATACCACATCATAAACATCGTCTGCAATAGCTGAAAGGTTGTCGCCGCTTGTTACATAAAGATTCGGCTCAGCAATGTTATTCGCTTTTACGTTTAGTCTGGCCTTCTCGATATTCACATGAGAAATATCTATTCCGTCAACCCGCGCAAAGCGATTAGAGAACTTTACCAAATTTCGCCCAGGGCCGCACCCATATTCAAGGGCGACAAGACCGTTTGTTTCAAAACTTTTGAATAGGAATTCGTCGTAATCAGACCAGTTGTTATGGGCATCGTAAGAGCCAACAACAGGGTCTCTAAAATCAAGCGACCACTTCGATGCATACTCGTCGTAATAAGAGTTCTGCATGTCTAGATAATCTTTTTTACTCTTGCTCATTTTGAGTTCTCCAAGTAATAGTTAAGGTCTTCTGGAGTCCCAATTCCCCACATCTTTGGGACTTCTTTGATTCTTATTTTTTTTTCGTCCTGAATTGCTTCATTGAACACAGGGCAAACATAGAACTCATTATTGGTTCTGATGTCTTTTTCAATCATTTGATTGGCATATTTGACATAGTCGGAACCATGCTTCCAGTAATAGATTCCAACTGTTGCATTGTCTGAGATTGGGTTCTTCTCGGCAACTTCAGAAACAAACCCATCTTCGCCCAATTTTGCGTAAGACCACTTTGGGTGAGTTGCTTTAAACGTGAGTATTCCACCATCAATGTCTTCAGAACTAAATGCATAAAGACACTCATTGCTGTTCCACTCAACAACTTGGTCCGAGTTTGCCATCAGCAATGGTTCATCGTTGTCGATTAATCCAGAAGCAAGAAGGGTTGTGCAAGCCGCACCTTCCGTCATTCCGTCAACAAGAACAATGTCACAGCCAGGTTTTATGAGTCCAAGAACCTGCTTCAAGTTGTACTTCTCGTAGTGTTCCTTTTGAACCAGAAAGATAAAGTGAGCGTCGATATTAAGGTTCTCAACTACCACCTGAATCATTGGCTTCCCATTGACCTCAATTAGTGGTTTCGGAAACGTATATCCTGCCTGAGCAAAGCGCGAACCAGCTCCAGCCATTGGTATCAAAACATTCATCTTTTCGTTCCTCCATGCAACAGGTCTTTTTCCTCGGGTCTCAATTTCGTCAACAAAACGCATCAGTCTTTCTTTGTTTAAGTCTTCCGCGTTTTTGATTGCATGGAGATTTGCACCAGAACTCAGCGCACCTTCTCTGCCGATATGAGAATCTTCAATAATTATAGTGTTTGCTGGCGTCGCATCAAGGGAAACAATGCACTGCCAGTACATCTCAGGGTGTGGCTTATGGTGCTTCACATCCTCATTGCTCATGATGTATCCAACGTATTTCAGAACGCCAATGGCGTCAAGGGCGGTGATTACGGTTTCACGGATTGCGTTACTGGCTACAGCAATCTTCCACCCTCGCTCCTTCAGCGTCTGCATGATGTCTATTGCGACATAGTTTTTGGGGAACTCAGACAGGATTCTCAGGGTTGCTACTTGCTTGTCTTCCCAAATCTGTTGGTGCTTGGACTCGGGTAACCCTTTGTCTTGAGTGAGCATCTTCAGTTTTGTGGTAGTGCCAAGTCCGTCGTATCTAGAAAGGTGCTCATCCCGAGTAATGATGTACTTAGGGTCAACTCTACTAAGAGCAATATTTAAAGAATCATAATGAACATCGCGAGATTCAATAAGAACGCCGTCAAGGTCAAAGATGACAAGAAAGTTACTTTTCATTTGGGTTTTGTCCAGCGTGGCGGTGCCACTTGTTGTGGCGAACAATGCTGTTACCGTTGCATTTCATTACATATTTATTACGAACACGCATTGACCATTCGACATCTTCTTCTTCGTTCCATCCGCGGGATTCATCTAATGGTTCTTCAATCATCACATGTTTTTTGATTATGAAGAATCCACCAGATATGTACATATATTCAGTCTGCGTCCAGTCGTTGTAGTCAAGAGACCATGCTCGACCGTGCCCAGGCTTATCCCACAGAGACCAGTCCATTGGGTTTCGTGCACCGGTAATTAGGTATTGAGGGCAAGAACATATTTCCCAATCTGTTCCAAACGTCTTGAATTCTTCGTACCATCTTGAGTCAAAGATGTGGTAATCATGCATTAAAACTATGTTGTCGTATTTCGCCTTTTGAACAAGAACGTTCTTTTTACGAGTAATCCATCGTGGTTTTATTGATTCATCAAAATCAATCTTGACGATATCTGCGCCTTCGATTCCGCTGGAATCACCGCCGCCAACAAGCAGTATTTCATACTCTGGAATTGCGAGTGCACGGATACTTTCGACTATTTCTCGAAGTCTTTCCTTATCCTCATATACGGTTATTAAGCCGAAAGTCCAAGCAATATCCTGCATAAAACACTTAAATCTTCTCTAGGATGAAACGCATTGTTGCGTCCCAGTCATCGCCACGTTTTGCCATTGTAAAGTTTTGCAGCATTTCAAGATTGTGTCCAACCTCGTCTCTTCTAATTTGAGTTTGACGTAATTCATCTAAATGATAAACCCAATCATCTGGAGTATATGCGATGCGACCAATTCCTTGGTCGGCAAGGAGTTTGTACTCTGGCGAATATGAAGAAATAAAAGGAACTCCAGCAGCAGCGTATTCAAGGCCTTTAATGAATGATTTTGCATGATTGAATGGAACGTTGTTTAACGGAACCATTCCAATATCGATTGGTTCAAACAATTTTGGATACGACATAATAGGAACCAATGGAAGGGTCCTGGTTATGCTGTCTGGTATTCCAAGTTGTTTATTTGCAGGGATTGCTGAGCCAGCAGTATGTCCAGAATGATGAAAACCTATCTTTCTGTCCACTAGGTATCTACCTAAAAATGGTGCAAGTGTTTCTAGGTCACCTGAGCGCCATGGGGTTGCACCAACCCATCCAAGCTTGAGTCGGTGATTCGTGCGAGGCGTACGTGGTTTCCACCTTTCAATGTCTATTCCATTTCTAACCATGAAGACATTTTCTCTTTTTGCTGCGTAATAATCAAAGAGGAATGGCGTTGAAGTAATTACAGCATCAGCCTGCATTATTATCTGAGCGTAAATATCCCTGTTGTTATCTGGGTTGGTTTTAGGGTCTGTTGCTTGATATGCACGATTCGTGACAGCGAGCCCATCAAACCAGTCGTCAACATCAACGACTATCTTTTGCCCCATCTTTTGGGCCAAAGGCATTGCTTCAAGAACCTCGCGCTGCATCAACAACTTAAAAACAATAATGTCCCAACCGTGGACAGCCTTATCACCGGGCACAACCATTCCAAATCCACGCTGTGGATTAAAGCCAGGGAACCCAACAGTTGCAAACCAGCCACGTTTATTTAATTGGTCTGCAGGCAACTTGCATCTATACCACGCACAGCCGTTTGGTTGAAGTGGTTCAGTGCCCCACGCCCAGTCGCTTGTTAGATAACCAATTGTCGGTTTTCGTCTTTTTTGAGCCACGGAGAGACATTAGCACGGTAAGCAAAGACCGTGAAAGCAAATATGGTAAATTGGTTGTACCAAAAAAGTTGGGAGACAACATGGAAAGCAAGTTTTTGAAAGATACAGCAGAGAGAGCTGTGAGAACATTTTTGCAAGCCTACTTAGCAGCATGGGTGGCTACTGGTGCAGATTTCGACGGCCTCGTGGCTTCGGACAATCTCAAAGTTGGAGTAACCGCAGTAGCCCTCTCTATAGCAATGGCTATGGGTCTAAAGAAAGTCGGACCAAACAAGGATTCAGCTTCAGCTATTTAGTGATATCTGCTCTTAGCCGACTGTTTCCTAATCTACAATCTTTGTGGTACCTGATTAGGAGAGCGCGCCCATGATTGCTGGTGTTTACAACATAACGTGCGAGCAAGGCTCATCGTTTTTGCGTGTCCTGGAGATTCAGCAACCCGACATCGCAGCAGACCCAACAGGACAGACTTTTGAAGATTTTGACCTAACTGGATACACCGCTCGGATGCAGGTGAGAAGAACAATAGATTCTGCTTCTGCTTTGGTCACATTAACAACTGAAAATCTTGGTTTGGAAATAAACCCAACTGAAGACACCATAAACATGATAAAGATGTCAATGGCTGCTTCTGTTACAGCGTCTATAACTAGTAGTGGCGTCTATGACCTTGAGATAGTTGACACCACTGGATTTGTATCCAAAGTGGTAAAAGGGGTATTTACGCTCGTGCCTGAGGTTACTAGATGAGCAATGTCCCAAATCAGGTCAATATTTATGAAAATACTCCAAATCAGGTAGTAGTAAACCAAGATTTTCAAAACAACGTAAATGTTCATGAAGACACACCAAATCAGGTAATAGTAAATCAAGACGCCCAAAATCAAGTTTTAGTTCGTTTTGCTGGTGCTGGTTTTGCATACACAAGAAGACATGTTCACTTACAGGGAATAGCGTCAACATCCTGGACGATTACACACACCCTCGGAGGCAAGCCTTCCGTTACCATTGTTGATTCTGCAGACACCGTCGTCGTTGGTGAGGTAACATATAACAGTAACTCAGAGGTAGAAGTGAACTTCACGTCTGCTTTTTCTGGCTTTGCCTATCTGACGTAAGGCGGACAAAATGGCTCAAAAATTTGTAACAAATATTGACCTTAATCAAAATCAACTGATTAAGGGTACCTTCGAGGTGCTTTCAACCGACCCGAACACGAACCTGTTCGACGGTCGAATGATTTTCAATAGCACCGAAGGAACAATAAAGGTCTACGACCTCACTGCTTCTGCATGGCGAAAGATGATTACTGGTGTCTCGTCTGCTGGAAGCCAGTCAAGCGCTCTTACAATCAATGAATCCAATGGTCTAATTTCAATCACGCCAAACCTTGCAACATCTGCAAGCGCTGGTCTGATGTCAGCTTCTGACTTTTTAAAACTTTCCGATGCCACATCTGAAGCGACTGCAAACAAGCTTGTAATCCGTGATGGAAATAGCCAAGCAAAGTTTGGCACTCCTACAGACGCCAACCATGCTGCCACGAAGGCGTATGTTGATGCTGCTCGCTCCGGTCTTGACGTTAAGGCTTCTGTTCGCGCCGCTACAACCGCCCCAGTGCTCCTTGCTTCTGGCCTTGAGGCTGGCGATGTAATTGATGCAGTAACCCTCGTTGCTGGCGACCGTGTTCTCGTTAAAAACCAAAGCACTGCATCGGAAAACGGCATCTATGTCGTTCAGGCCTCGGGTTCTGCTGTTCGTGCAACTGATGCAAATGGAACGGCAGACACTGGAACAGTATCTGGTGGAACATTTACCTTCGTAGAAGAAGGAACAGACAACGGCGATGCTGGTTATGTTGTATCAAGCAACGGAACAATAAACGTTGGTACTGATGCAATGAACTGGGTTCAGTTCTCAGGAACTGGACAAATCACTGCTGGCGACGGTATGTCAAAACTTGGCAACACCCTCAATGTCAACGATGACGATGTAACTATCTATGTTGACGGAAATGATGACCTTGCTGTTAAGTCTTCAGCAACTGCCGGTCAAGTTCTTCTTTCTGCTGGTTCAGGAACTGCCACATGGGGCGCATTAGACCTTGCTGATGGCGATGCGGTAACTGGTGCTCTTCCAATAGAGCATGGTGGTACCAACTCCACAACAGCCGCAGATGCAAGAGTTGCTCTTGACCTTGAAATCGGTGTTGATGTTCAGGCTTATGATGCAGAACTCGCAGCACTCGCTGGTCTGACATCTGCCGCCAACAAGCTTCCATACTTCACTGGTTCTGGAACTGCAGCGGTTGCAGACTTCACCTCAGCAGCAAGAGACTTGCTTGATGACGCTGATTCGTCAGCAATGCGTGACACGCTTGGACTAACAATTGGAACAAACGTTCAGGCTTACAGTCCAGTACTAGCTTCGGTTTCTGCAAGCACTTACCTCGGCGATGACAGCATCACAACTCTTGGAACAATCACAACTGGTACTTGGAATGGCACTACGATTGCTATTGCAAACGGTGGCACCGCTGCAACGACTGCATCGGGTGCTCGAACAAACCTCGCCGCGACAACTGCTGGAACAGTCAGCACTCCGGTTCTTGCAAGAATTGCCAAGCAGGGAAACACAGCACATTCTGGTGGGGTTTCATCAACGGTGGTTACTCACAACTTTGGAACAACTGATGTAATCGTTCAGGTTTACCAAGTCTCAACAGGTGAGACCGTGATTGCTGATGTGGTTCGCACAAACTCCAACACTGTTACCGTGACGATTAACGGTACGGTAGACACTAACGATTTCACAATTGTTGTAACAGGATAAAACAAACAACCCCGAGGGGTTAAAACAAGAGATTGACTGAGGTCATGGCTCAAAAATTTACAGTACCAGTAACGATTAAGAACCTGTCGTCAGCAGGCTCAGATGGTCTAACTGTATTTCTTGACCAAGAATCTTTTGCTCGATTAAAAGTTGAAGCTGGTGGTCGCATCACGTGGGGCGCAGGCTCTGGGGCAGGCGATACAAATCTTTACCGTGATGCTGAATCTGTTCTAAAGACAGACGACACCTTCAAGGCTGCTGGTCTCTATGTTGCTGGAACACAGATTGACCCAACCGGAGCAACGGTTGGTGATGCACTCATATTCAACGGAACTAAGTTTGTTTCTGCATCCGTTGCTGATGGTGGAGCGACACTAACTGTTTCCGATACAGCACCCGAAGACCCATCTTTAGGTGACCTGTGGTTTAACTCAACCGACCTTGAAATCTATGTTTATTACTCCTCGTCATGGATTCAAGTAACTGACTCAAGTTCTGGAGTTCAGGAATTATATGAACTTGTCGATGTTCTTATAGACGACCCGGTCTCAGGAGAGACACTGGTCTACAACGGAACAGAATGGGTCAACGAAATTGCACCAGCTGGACTTGCTTTAAGCCTTGAAACCGCAAGAGCAATTTCAATTAGTGGCGATGCA